TCCAACAGCTTTAATTCCAAGTCCCGGAACAGCTCCGCAAGCTCCTCGGGGATGGCATCAAGAATCGCCGGGCTAAATGGATATTTCACTCTTTCTTCCCACTTGAAATGGCACCCTTAATCAAGCAAATAATAAGCCAAACCCCAGTTGCGGAGGCAAGAGAAAATTGCCAAGAAAAGCAACGGCAGATTAACCATATAATTCCAACGCAAATCGCCAAGCTTAATGCATAAAGCAGAGCAATCAACGCCGCCACAATAACTACACGTTTCATTCGATTTCCTCCTCTTCCTCGTCCGTCATATCCTCCATATCCGGCAGCATCTTCCGGGCGGTCTTTTCGTCCTCGCCAAAGTAGCGCATCCGGTATTCCACCGGTCCGATGACGCTGGCATTCAGGAGAGAAAGCCCCATCGCCATATCCTGCCGCTTGGTCTCCGGATCGTCCAGCACGCCGTCGCCCCAGTTATAATCCACGCTGTATGTGCCTGCGGGAGCCAGCCGCGCCAGATCGCACCATGCGTCCATAGCGTAGATCAGATCGTCCAATGCCGCCTGGAACGTTTCCTGGATGCAGTCCTCCGTCACGTACTGCCGGTGTTTGGTCATGATCTCCTCGGTGGCCGTCTTGTTGACGGACTGCGGGTCGGAGATCGTTCCGAAAGCGAGCCCCACATTGAACTCGACGATCTTCAGGATATATTGGAGCCCGTCATATAGTGCAGCGTTCCGCAGCTCTGGGCTGAACTGCTCGAACAGATTCCCGTCGCTGGTAAAAGCGCCTTTCAGGAAAAGCCGGTCTCCGATCTGTCCTGCATCGATCTGCGTGGCATCTGAGAAGATCTTCCGCTCCCCGCTCTTGAACTCCCACCAGATACGCTCCCACTGAAGGTCCGCTTCCCGGATGAGGTCCATCACCGCTCCGGAATACACGGAGACCCCCATAGGCGAATCGGGCTCCACCCGATTGGCTATCGGCGGCTTGAAATAGGAGAACAGCGGGCCGGTCAGACCTTCGATCTCCTTATGCTCCTCCAGTCCTGCCCATTCCTTTATAGCATCGAGAGGGACCTGAGCACCGATGCCGCCGTCCCGTCCGCTGCGGAATGCTTTGTTTTCCACCACGTAGACCTTGCTGCCATCCTCGCGTATCTGGAAGTCGTGGTTCTCCAGCTTGACGAACCAGTCTTTCCCCTGGCGCACAGGTTTGCTCTCAAACACGCCGCCTATCGCCTTGCCGGCCCCATCGAAGCGGGTCGGCGTGAAGCGCGTGGTGAAAGCGTCCACCAAGATGCGGCCATCTTCCGGGTACGGCTTGAGGCACACCCCGCCCAGGCAGAGGCCCAGCTCCAGATCGATCCCGAACCTTGCCACCGCCAGTTGCATCTGCCGGTCGATGTACTTCGCCCTTTCGCTGCCGGACACGGCCACAGAGAACTCCGTCAACGCATGACGGGCCAGCTCCCGACCGATGGCCCCCGGCAATCCCAGCGGCCGCACATCGCAGCTCTCCCAGGGAGGGTGGTCGATATACATGGAATACCAGAGGTCGATAGCGTCCTCCATCTTCCGGGAGGCGGCAGGGAGCACACTGAACTCCTTCTCGATGGTCCCGGCAGGGATCGTCACTCTATCCTGTTTCGTGTAGCCGAACTTGTTCAGCGCCCATTCGATGATGCCCATGTATCTCCCTCTCTTGGATGCGATATCTCCCCCGCCTCATATCAAGATCGCGGGGGCCTGGTTCGCCATGCGCCCCACTATATCGGCGCTTATGCCATCCAGCAGCTCTCCGACCTCGGCGGCACTGTATGTACGCTCCGTCGCCTCGGGGAGAGGGAGCACCGCTTGCCCGCCGGTCAGCTCCGCGCTGGCATAATGGGCACAGATCGCCTTGTACTCTGGGATGGGGTTTTCCTTGGCCAGCTTCATCCACATGGAAGCCACACGGGCCCGGGCGTTCTTCGCCTTGGCTTCGGCAAGCGCGGCCTTCGTGCCGTCCGTCAGGACGCTGGCGCTGTACGAGCCGGTCTTACGGATCGCCGGGAGGACGGTGCCCGTCACCCACCGGCGGAACTTCTTCGCGCCAGGGAGCTTGCTGGACAGCACCAGCGAATACAGGCCGCTCTCGTTGATGACGGTCATGTTTCGGTTTTGGCTACCGTCGTGAATCGCGACGGTAGCTTTGTCCTCTTCATCGATATGGACTGCCAGCGCGTCGCGGGAGTTGCTGTACCCCAGCGCCGCAGCCACATCCTTGCCGACCATCCACGGTTCTCCGTCGATCTCCACAGCGCGGACAGTCCCAAACTCGGGATCGTTGAAAATCATCAGTTCATTCATGATGGATATCCTCCTCTTTTTGATGGCCGAGCCATTCACGCCGCCCCGACGAACAGCAGCCGGAAGGTCTCCCGCCCCTTGGGCGTCACCATCGTCTGGGTGCCGCTCCACTGGGTCTTTTCGTTGAAGCACTCCTTGACCTCGAACAGGCCGCTATCCACATGCTGGGCATAGGGCATCAGCTTGCCACGCTTGTCCCGGTAGATGTACTTCTTGTTGAGCAGGAACTGGATGAAGTCCCGCTCCCTGACCTCCAACTGCTTCGCCGTCTCCCGGAAATTGGTCAGCAGGTTCCGATCAACCAGTTCATCGAAGTAGTCCGCTTTGGGCTTCATGACCTGCGTCTCCACTGTCAGGGCGGAGTTGGCGATCTCCAGTGCCGAGATGCGGGCCTCACGGTCAGCCAGAGTCTTTTGCGCCACCATCAGCGCTTTTGCCATCAACTCCTCTGGAGTCATGTTCTCCTGCCTATAGATGTATCCGCCGTTGCGGCGGATGGAGGGAAGGACTTCATCAAAGATCCAGATCTCGAACTCCTCCGCCCCCGGCAGCTCAGACTTGGCAGCCAAGCGGTAGATATCGCCCTCGGGGATAAAATTCATTTCCTGATTTCCGCCGGGAGTATGGATATAACGTTTCGTTACACCCTTACAATGGTCTGTCAGAGCTTTACTCGAATTCTTGTAGCCCAACGCTTTTGTCGCGTCGGACCCACAGAACAGTGTCTTACCATCTTCCACGATGGCTCGGATGGTCCCAAATCGCTCGTCTTCAAAGATCTTCAGTTCGTTCATGCTAGATATCCTCCTCTTTTTTGATGGCCCATCGAAATATCTTTGTCATATGCCCGCAGACCGCACTTCCCGCGCCATGATAGTGGAGCAGAAGTACCGCATGTCGTCACAGGCGTGATCCGCTTCTTTTATCACCGTATCCATCGACGCTTCCGTGTCCCAGCGGTATGCGGCGATCTCCGACAGCAGGCCCTTGCAGTCCCTGTGGATCAGGATCCGTCCGGCCTGCAGCAGCGAAGCCGTCAACCGGATGCCATCCACGACGCTGTTGTCTGCGTCCCACACGGCGAACCTCCCGTGCCTCCGGATCGTCTCCTTGAAGCTGGCAGCGGATGGGTCCACGACGATCCGATCTATCTTCTTGTCTCCAGCCAGCTCCTCAAGACCTGTATAATGCTCTTCATCCGTGCGCTGATGTTTCCCAGGCTTCCTACTGTCATAGTAATATTCGCCGGCGCGATACCCCGCCCCCCGCCACAGGCACCAAAGCCCCGCCGAGGTCGGGTTCACTGTACCATAATCTACCGAGATGTACCATCTCCCCCGCTGGAGTGCTTGCCAGGGTATCTCGTCCATCACGTGTTCCTCTTCGCTGAACATGGGATACACCAGGCCCTCGGCAGCTACCCACAGCCCCCGGATATACCGGTCATAAAACACACCGGAATACATGGACTGATAACGGGCAAGCGTCTTATCGCTCAGGCTGGGGTTGTCGGTCATCTCGAAGTGGAGATAAAGAGCATTGTGCTCCTCCCGCTTGTCGATCCACTCCTCTTTGAACCAGTGGGACGGGTTTCCGGGATTGCAGGAAAACCAGATTCTCGCGCCGTCCACGCTACACCGGGCCAGTGCCTGATTGACAAAGCTCTCCGGCATAAGGACTACTTCGTCC